ATCGTCAAGCCAGAGAAGGTAGTAAGCGATGTCCTCGGTGCCGTGAAATCGGTTAAACGACTTGATCGACACCCATGTCTGGTCCCAGCGGGCCGCCGACGAAAACCACCCGGCTGCATTTTGCCCTGTGGGCCAGTCCTCCCACGGCAGCCGCCCGCCGTGTTGACGCCTGATCGCCTGATTGCCCTTGCGAAAGAATTCTTCGCTGGGCGTCACGTCAGGTTCGCCCAGCCTGTAGTTGACGGTCGGCCGCGCAATCAACGCGTACCGTGCGGCGTCCTGCCGCAGCACATTGCAGACCGCCGCGTCGGGCGACACGTGCCTTGCCGGGTCCGGGTCCTGCGGCAGGTGCGGCCTGTGCCAGTGCATCGATAGCTGGATGGCCACCTCACGCGAAAGGCAGAAGCAAGAGGTGTCGACATGGTGCGACGCCGGGTTGAACCACGTCGGCACGACCGCCAGCGATTCGCACTCGTCCACGCACACAAGCTGGCCCTGGGCGTCAACGACGTTTCGCAGCGTGGCACACCACGACAGGCCGTGCTCCGTGCACGTCCGCACGCACTCCTCGACGTGTTCGGGTTCGTACCAGTTGCTTTCCTCGAGATAAAACACCCAGTCCTGATTGATCAGTTGCGGCACGGCTCCGTAGATCCGGTGGCCCTTGTAACCGCCGTCGCCCGTGTTCTGCGGCATGGGCATGAGCTGAATTCGCGGGTGCGGCAGCATGCCGTCAAGGGCCTTGAGCACGTTTGGCCCGAATTGCGGCCCGTCGACCACCACCACGGCCACAACGTCCGGCCATGTCTGGGCAAGCACGGACGCGACCGCCTGCCGCAGCGTCTCGCGGCCCGTTGTGGGAATGATCACAGCCGCCGTTTGCGTGTCGCTCATCGCTTGCCCCCTAGCCAGACGGGTTGAGTTCCAGGGTAATAGCCCGGATCGCTGGCCAGATCGGCCACAAATTGCCCGAAAATCGCCGCGTCGGATCGGTCGTAAACCGCCATGTCGATAAAGCGCGTGCCAGCCTGCGTCATGGCCGACCGGAATTCTTCGCGGTTTTGATCATCGCCCAGCAGCCAGGCAAGCATGGAAACGAACGACGTTCGGCTGTCCGCGACCGCGTAGCCGATAGCCCGCATCATCGCCGGCCCGATCGAGTTAAACCACCGATCGCCCGCCATGCACAGCACAGGCACGCCCGCCGCGATCTGGTCGGAAATTACGTTCGAGCCGCCGAACGGCCACGAATCAATCCCGAAGTCGGCCTGCTCGATCCGCGCCATGTAGTCCTCATAAGGCAGGTGCATGATCAGTTCGACATGGGCGTTCGGCAACGCAGCCGCAACTGCGTCGGCAAACGCGCCCAGGCCTTTCGCTTTCGTCGGTGCCAGGCCGCTGAACAATTGCAGCCGCACGGGTTTGCTTGCTTTCCCGAACGCTTCGTTGATGGCTTCCAGGAATTCGTGGTGGACTTTTTGCCCATAGGCCGACACGTTCACCACGATTTCATCCCGCCCATGCCGCCGCCCCGTCGGCCGCCACGCAACCGGCTCGTGGATCGCCCCGAAGTGCGGCAGGATGGCCAGCCGTTCGCTGTAGTTGCTTTCGTTCGTGTCCACCAGCGCGCCCGAGACGAACCAGTCCATCTGCCCGCCGAACGTCGAAACCGGGTGGCCCGTCAGCAGGATCTGAACCGGCGCGATCCGCATGTTCGAAATCAGGATCGACGGCAGCGTCATCCCGACGTCGGCGAACACCATTGCCCCCCACTCGTTGCCGTCCAGCGGCGTGGGGTTAATGCGGAAACCGTCGTGCTCCAGCCGGATCACCCGGTCGAAGCCGGCCACGTCCAGCTCCTCGGTCGGCTTGACGCAGTGAATCAGCGTGATTTCGTCGAAGTTCGGCCGCAGGGCATCGACGAAGCCCTTCAGCGTGCGGTAGACGCTATGCCCCTTGTTCCAGTATTCGGCCCACACCGCAATCTTTCGCGGGTTTGGCCGGTTTGTCAGCGTCCGGTCAAGGTGCCGCTGGATCGCTTTGTTGATCGCCCTCTTGACCCGCTTTTCCATGTCAAGATCGCCCAGGTACGACACCAGAAAGTAAAGCTCCTGCAGCTCCGCCGCCGGTTCCAGCCGGTCGTCGACGTTCGCCAGAATCCACCGCATGCTTGCGCTCACCTGCTTGTCGGCATTCCCCGCGTACATGACCTGCACGGCCTTGTTAAGCCACGCCGAAGCAAGCATGGGATTATCGGCCAGCATGGCGTCAAGATTCATGCCGATGGCATTGCGGGCCGTGCACAGAACCGCCGACTTGAAGCCGGCCTGCGGCTGGCCTTCCACCATGCGGATGAACGGGTCGGTCGTCGTGCCCACGCCCGCCATGATGTTCGCAAGCAGCGGGTTTGCCGCCACGAACGGCCCGACCATTTCATCGGGCACGAGAAAATCAGGCTGGACGAACACGCCCAGGGCCGCCGAAACAGCCCGTGCCCACTCCGCCCGCGTCGCTGCGTCGTTGCCGGCCCGCTCGTCCTTCTCCACGCCCTGAATCAGCCTGGCGAACGCCTCGCACGCCGGCCGCATTTCCCCAGCCCGGTAAGCGGCGAGCATATCGCCCAGGTGATTCGGCCCGGACGCCTGAACGGCCAGTTCGGTCGGAAACACGATCGGCGCGCCGCGCTGCGTTCGCTTTACTAGCATGTCGTTTGTTCCGTGTGCGTGTTGTTCGTGGCAACACGGGAACTATCGAACGAGCGGCTGCGACCAGTGAATCGGCGTCGGATCGCCCGAGTACACCGGGTCGATAATCGGCAGCGTTGTGCAGCGGCAATGCGGGTGCGCCGGAGGAAACCTGACCTCGCGGTACTCCGGATTCTTGCCCACGAAAGCGAACGGTTCGCCGAACTTCACCCGCCGCAAGCCGTCAGGGCTTGATGAATCAGCCGCGATCGCGTCGCACAATGGGCAGCTAGCCGACGTCGCCCGCCACTCCCAGCCCACGACGACGCCCGTTTCCCGTGCCGACCGCTCGCGTGCCAGGTGATGCGCCCGCGTGGCCTCGGTTTGTGCAATCCGCCGGGCCCGTGGCCTGTTCGAGTCGCGAAAGTATTTCAGAAGCCGCTTCGTTAACTCGGGCATCGATTCGCCCGCCTGCAAGCGGCCCTCGTCAAGCTCGCGACGGATGGCCGCCTTGATCTCTTCGTAAGTCAGCCCGAGGTCGTCGCGAAAAGTCTTCTGTGTGCTTTCGGCAAAGTCCAGAACACTGTCGCGAATCGCCGACCGCAGGAACTCGCTAACCACCCGCCAGCGGTCAGGATCGAACCCGATTTCGACATAAAGCCGCTTGCCTGATTTCTCCCAAATCGACGTAATTTCAGGAATGAACGCTTCGATTTCGTCCGTCAGGCCCGGATCGCTTGGCCGCAGCAGCTCATCGGGCGTGTACCAGATCTCGGTTCGCCGCTCGCCACGAACCCGATCGACAACAAGCCGCCCCTGGGCGTTGAACGATCGCAGAATCTTGGCGTAGATTCCCGAGCCCAGCGGCAGGTTGAAGTCGTTGGGCTCGGTCATCCGAACAAATTCCCGCCCGGCTGGGCCGCCGCCGCATTGCCCGCGTTATCCCGGTCGATTTCGTACTTGTAGCGGTCGCCCAGCACCACGTCGCCCGTGCGTCCCGTCTCCTCGAGAAACATGTTCAGCGTGATTGTCCCGGCCAAGTACGCTTCAAGGGCCCGCTTGTGGATTGCGTCCGCGTTCTCCTGCAAGTCCTGCACGTTGGTCAGGTCGTGTTCGAGCCGATAGGCCCGCGTGTCCAGGCCGAATTCCGGCATGAGCCGCCGCGTGATCGTCTCGCGGATCAGCTTTAAGAGCGGCAGCACGCCCGATTCCCACGCCGACCGCTTGGCCGTGGCGTAGTTGTCGTAAGTCTTCGTGGCCGACGGCAAGCCCAGCACCTCCGGCGGAACGCCGATCGCCCCGCACACCAGCGGCATCGCGTTGTGCGGCAGCTTGTCCAGGCTCATCTGTTCGGGGCTGAAACCGACCGTTTCCAGCTTGATCCGCCGGTTCACCGCAATCGTCGAGCCCCGCGAGTCGCCCTGCGTCATTTTGTTTAGGCTTGACTTGATAGCCAGCCCGTCGTCGTCCGTCAGCTCGTCGTCATCATCGGCAGGCGTCACCACCATGCCCGGCACGCCCGAGTTCTTGAGAATCGAAACCGAATAACCCGCCGCCTCGTTCAGCAGGCAGATCTGCCGCAGCACAGATTTGAGCTTCGACAAGCCCAGCCGCGTATTGATCGGGTCGATGCCCCAACGGAAGTGCAGCACGTCCTCCTTCGGCAAGTCCTCCTGTTGGCCGTCGATTCGGTATTTCCAGCCGTCGAGGTAACGCGATCCGTCGGTCGGATACACCGGGAACATCTTCCGCTCATCCAGCCAGTAAAGCCCCGTGGGCAACCGGCCAATGCCGCCCCGCTGGATGTACAAAAACGCATTTCCCGAAGTGATCAGCGACATGCCCACGGCCAGGTCGCGGGTATAGGCGTCGTAATCGTCATTGTTTTTGGCCCACAGCTCTGCCAGCGGGTTGTCGAAGATCGGGCTGTAAGTCTCGTCAGCCTGCCGCTCCTGTACGACCATCGGCACCATGTTGATCTTATCGGCCACCCAGTTCACGGCCAGCGAAACGACGTCGTTCAGGTACAGGTCGCCCGCTTCGTTTTCCCAGTCGTACCGGGCCCCCGGCAGCAGGCCCACGCGACGCGAGCCGCCCGAGCCGCCGTAGCCGGTAAAGATTTTCAGTTCCGGGCGATTGCTGCGGATTCGGGCCATCGTCACACCATCCTGATTCGTTTCTTGGCCGCCAGCTTGCGGCAGGCACCCGACGCGGCGTCAACCATGTCGTCGTGTTTCGCGTTGGGAAAGCTCGTGAGCTGCTCCAAGAACTTTCGATTCCAGACGCCCTTCACGATGACCACGTTCCCCGCTTCGCACTGCGAGGCCAGCGACTCGGCCCGCGACCACTTCGGCCCGGTCGGATGCTCCCAGTGCACCGCAAAACCGGCAAGGGCCTTCGCTTCTTCTTCGGCAGCGTCAGCACCCGACGAGCCACCCTCGTGTTCAATCCAGATCACGGTGCCCTTCGGATCGTTCTCCGCGCAAGCCCGCTGCAAGTCCCGCCGCCCCTTCGGTGTCACCTTCTTTTCGACCACGTCGACGACGTAGAAAACCTCGTCCCGCACGGCCATAAGCACGCCCGCCGTAAAGTCGGCGTCCTTGTCCAGGCTTGAGGCCTTGTCCCAGTACCGGACGAACCGAACATCGCCACCGGCTGGAAGCTCGTCGATGTACTTCGAGAACCATTCCTTCTGAAATAGTCCGCCGGAACGCGGCGTCGGCCGTTGCTGGTACAGGGCCGAGAATAGCCATTCGCCCCGCTTGCGGATTTTCCGCAGGGCCTCAATCGGCCATCGTTTCCACAGGGCCTCACCCTCGGGCCTGCCCAGTGGATCGCCTTCGCCTTCGCTGATGGCCGGGATTCGGACGTATACCCAATTTTCGTTATCGATTTCCACTTCCGGCTGATCCGCGTCCGGGTCGCCTGTTTCGCCCGTCTCCGCGTCCCGGCCTTCGACCAGCGAGCCGATCAGGTCGGCTTCATGCCGCCGGGTCATGATCACAATAGCCGCCCCGGTGGGTGATAGCCGCGTCATCGCCTCGGAAATGAACCAGTCCCAAATCTTCTCGCGGATCAGCGGGCTTGAGGCCTCCTGCACGTTTTTGACCGGGTCGTCAACAATCAGCACGTCGGCTCCGTGGCCCGCGATACCGCCACCCACGCCAACGGCGTACATCCGCCCGCCGTCGGCCGTTTCCCATTCGCTGGCCTGGGCCACCTTCGGATTGAGCCCCAGCCCCATGCGTTCGGCCAGCTTGCGGGCCTTGCGGCTGAACTTGCGGGCCAGCGACACGGCATAGCCCGCCGCGATGACTTCCCGCTTCGGATTGCGTTCGAGGAACCACACCGGCGCGTGGATCGAAAGTAGCTCGCTCTTGCCGTGCCTGGGCGGCATGGACACCAGCAGCCGCTTCAGCTCGCCCCGCTCGATGGCTTCGAGCTTCTCCTGCAGCAGCAGCAGGTGCGGCGCGTCCCAGTCGTGTTCGGGCGTGGCGCGTTTCAGCCAGGCGTTGAGGGGTTCTGTTGATGGCGTCGCCTGCAACTCTTCGGGCTGATCCGGCTCATCCGGCTCGGTGGCCTTGCCGTCGGTCGTTTCGACCAGCAGCCGCATCCACTCGATCGACTCGCGTGGCATCCGGGCCATCGCCATGTCGAACATTTCCTGAAGGGCTTCTTCGACGCGAGCCCGCCCACTCTCTGCCGCTTCTCGCATAAATCGCTTGGCTGAATCCCTGAACACTTTAACACGTGGCCGGCCCGGTGAAGCGCAATTGCCAGGCTGAAAACGAACTCCAATTTGATTACCCTTCTGAAACGGCGGCATAGCCGATTCCCGTCGTTTTCTCGTCGTTTTACGACGTCATTCTTCCGCCATCACGTCGGTAAACGTCTTCGCCTGCCCCACCTTGCTCTTCCGTGGCCGGCCCGCGTCGATGATCGCCCACCGCACCTTGC